GACTGTTGAATTAATTTTACAGAATGCACAGATGGCAATTAGTGGCATCTATACTTTTGAAGATGATGGCGTAATTAATCCTGACAATATTCAGTTAGTTCCGGGTTCTCTTATTCCCGTATCGCCGGGTTCAAGAGGATTAGTGCCAATAGCTGCTGCTGGAAATTTTGATGTAGCTCAACTTGTGTTGAGTGATATGCGACAAAATATCAAGAGGGCATTATACATGGAAACATTGGGAAAACCTGAAGGAACGCCTATGTCTGCTACTGAAGTATCAGAACGAATGGCTGACTTGTCAAGACAGATTGGTTCTTCCTTTGGCAGACTGCAATCGGAGTTTGTTAATCCCTTATTAAGGCGAGTAATAAGAATACTGACAAAACAAGGAAGAATAGAACTTCCAAATATTGATGGTCGGGAAGTAAAGGTTATTCCTCGATCACCATTGGCACAAGCACAGCATCAACAAGATGTTGCTGATGTAACCCGTTTCAATGAAATCATTGGAACGACATTCGGCCCTCAAATGCTGAACATGATAGTCAAGCAAGATGAGGTTGCTAAATACTTGGCTGAAAAAATGAACCTTCCTGAAAAGCTCATTCGAGATGCAGCAGAACAGCAAGAACTGGCAAACCAGTTGCAAACTATGCAACAACAAGGTACATTGGGAAATAATGAATTGGCAAGACCTCAAGGACAATAAGAAACCTCAACTTGTAAAGAAAAGTGTTGATGGGTATGAACGACCTGATGAACTTGAGAGAAAAATTAATAAAGCATTTGCCATTGCCTTTAAGGATGACAATGGAAAACTTGTATTAGAATACTTGAGATCCATTACAACTGGAGCTGTAAGTGGCCCGAATGTAGAAACGAATAGGCTCTTTCATTTAGAGGGTATGCGTTTTCTATTTGCCATTATTCAAGATAGAATAAACAAAGGAAAGGAAAAATAAATGGCTGAAGAAACTGGACAACCACAAGAAACACAGGAAACTGTAGAACGACCTGAATTTATTCCTGAAAAGTTTTGGGATACTGATAGGAATGAACCTAATGTAGAAGCATTGGGATCATCTTATAAAGCATTGGAATCAAAGCTAGGACAACGAACGGAAGAATTGGGAAAGTCAATTCGTGAAGATATAGAAAAGGAAACACAATCGAACATTCCCACAAATGGATATGAACTGGTTACACCCGATATTCCTGAAGGAGTGGAAGTTAATCTTGATCCAGAACTTCCTTTGGTAGGATGGTGGAATGAATTTGCACAGAAAAAAGGATTGTCGCAAGATGACTTTAATTCTGGTGTTAAGGCATTTGTTGATAATGCTGTTGCTGATATTCCCAATATTGATACGGAAATACAATCATTGGGCGATAATGGAAAAGAACGGGTAGAGGCTGTGGATTTATGGGCAAAGAAGAATCTTTCTCCTGATGCATATAAGTCTGTTTCAAATATAGCTACAAGCGCCAACAACATAAAGGTATTGGAAGAAATAATGAATCTGACAAAAGACAGTCCAATGCCAAGTCATGATATGTCGATTGATATAGCTCCAAGTGAAAATGATTTACGATCTATGATGCGTGATCCTAAATATTGGGATGATGCAAGAAAAGATCAAGGATACATTGATAGGGTTACAGCGCTATATGAGAAAAAATACGGTACAGAGCCAGCAAAACTCTAAAGTAAAAGTTGGATATCAAGAGATAAATATTATTATCGAGAAGGCTTCCTTTTCAAAGCCTTCCGATTCCTATGGTGAATTTGATCATCGAAAAAATGTTATTTCCATACAAGAGGATTTATCTGATCGGGATTATGCTTGTACCTTGTTGCACGAAGTTCTTCATGCAATAGTTTATTACTATAGCTTAACACAAACTGGACAGCCATTGGATACAGAATCAAAAGAAGAAACTGTCATCAATAGTATTACAAATGGATTAATGGCTCTTTTTAAAGACAATCCTAATATCTTAAAAGAATTTCAACACAAAATACATAATGTGCGTTGAAATTTATTGAAAAATCTGAAATAAAGAGATTAAGCCCTTTTTTGTGGGTATTTGTGCCTATGTCGACTATGGATAACATAAAACAATCAAGAGAGATAAGTGAAATTTAATACTTAACCTTTGAATAGGAGCAATAATGGCAAGTACAATAACCAATGCCTTTATAACTCAGTTTGAGGCTGAAGTTCATATGGCGTATCAACGCATGGGAGCAAAGCTCAAGAGTTTGGTAAGGACTGTTAACGGTGTTAACGGTTCAACTGTCAAATTTCAAAAGCTAGCAAAAGGAACAGCTACAACTAAAGCAAGACATGCTGAAGTTGTTGCTATGAATAGCGTACACTCCAATGTTACAGCTACGCTTGCTGATTACTATGCAGCAGATTATATTGATAAATTAGATGAGCTTAAAGTGAATATTGACGAAAGAGGGGTTCTGGCACGAAACGCAGCTTATGCGTTAGGAAGGAAAACCGATGCAGTCATTGTAGCTGTTTTAGATGCAGCAACATCGATAGCCGCTAATATCAATTCTTCAGCAACAGGCATGACGCTAATAAAGGCGCAAAATATGCTTACTGTTTTTGGGAACAATGATGTTCCTGATGACAATCAAAGGTACTGGGCAGTCGGCCCTGAACAGTGGGGAGATTTGTTGGGTATCCAACAATTCGCTTCACAGGACTATGTGGGTTCGGCTGATCTTCCATTCTTAAGCGGTGAACAAACTGCGAAACGATGGATGGGATTCTTGTTATTTTCACATTCTGGATTAACCTTAAGTGGTTCAGACAGAAAAAACTTGGCTTTTCACAAATCATCTGTTGGTTTGGGAATTGGAGCTGATGTGAAAACTGAAATTAACTATATCCCTGAAAAAGTTTCTCATTTGATTACCTCTATGTTGAGTTTGGGATCAGTGTTAGTAGATGGCGACGGAGCTAGAGTACAGCTCTGCACAGAATAGGAAAGGAGATTTTATATGGCTTATTCAACTGATAATCCTGTAAAGAAAATTGCTCAAATGGGCGGTTCAAATTCTCTCTGGTACTATACTGATGGTGATGCCATTGGAACGATAGTAGCTGATAATTATTTTTTAGCTGACTATCAACAACTAACTGCTGGTGATGTGATTCTAGTAAATAGTGGTGGCTCTAATGCTGTTATGGATACTATTATAGTATCCGTTCAGGATGGTGGCACTAATCTAGATACAGTCATTGAGGCTTAGTACCGAGATAAAATATATATATGGGGGATTTATTCCCCCATATTAAAAGAAAAATATGGCAGTAACAAAAGTAGATATAGCAGCAAGAGCTTTAATAATGATCGGAGCTTCTCCGATTTCATCTTTTGCAGATGACAGTACGGAAGGTCTGGTTACAAATAATATCTATGAAGAAATAGTTGAAGCTACCCTTACACGAAATAGTTGAAGCTACCCTTACACGACACAGATGGCGATTTGCCTCTGGTCAAAAACAATTATCCCTTTTAACAGCAACACCCGTTGGCAGATGGGAATATGCCTATCAAATGCCAACAAGCCCTTTAGTGTTACAGATTATTACAGTAAGTTGTAGTGATGTTGTTATTCCTTATAATCGTTATGAGGACAAGATTTATGTAAATGGCTATGGTTCTACAAGCACTGTTATTATGGATTATATTTTTAGGCAAGACGAAAGTAAATTTCCTCCCTATTTTCGTCTTGCTTTAGAGTATAAATTAGCAAGTATTTATGCTGGAGCTGTTGCTAGAGATGCTGGTATGATAAAGCAATTTGATGAACTGGCAGAAAGACAATTACTGATTGCTAGAAATACAGATTCTCAAGAAACAACTTCCAAACAACTTGCTACAAATCGTTTTGCCGAAGAAAGACGATCAACCCGTGCAAGTGGCTTTGGATTGAATGGCTAGGCAAATCAGAACAGTATTAACCAACTTTTCGGCTGGTGAATTAAATCCCCTCTTAACTGCCCGTACAGATGCGAAGGCATATTTTGATGGAGCGAAACAATGCAGAAACTGGTATCTTCTTGATGAAGGTGGCGTTATGCGTAGACCCGGCACAACTTACACAGCAACTTTTGGTACTCGTGAAACACGAATCGTACCATTTATTTTTTCCAATGATGAAGTAGCAATCTTTGCCTTGTCGAATAATAGAATAGATGTTTATAATTCGTCAGGCACAATTATTCAGGCAAACATTACATCTAACTGTAATTGGACTACTGCACAGTTATTTGATCTTAACTTTGCCCAATTTGGTGATACAGTAATTATATGTCATAGAGATAATGCAATTAGAAAAATGATTAGAGCAAGTGCATCGAGCTTTTCGGTATCAGCTCTTTCTTTCTCAACTCATTCCTCTGGATATCCACGCTACC